ACCATTACTCAATCAACTGGTGGTCAATCGGCAGAATCATCTGAAAATGTCAAATATAATGCAGTGAAATCGTTCACAGCACAAAACAGAATGGTTACCCCAGATGATTATAAGATATTATTAAAGCAAGAACTAGACATAATTAAATCAATTTCTGTTTGGGGTGGCGAGGATAATAATCCTCCAGATTTTGGTGCAGTGTATATATGCATTGAGCCAACAAATTCTGATTACTTATCAGAAACTGATAAACAATATATTATAAACTATATTATACATAGTAAAAAAATTATTGGAATAAGACCAAAAATTGTAGATGCTCAATACATTTATTTGAAAATAAATTGCTCAGTATATTATAACTACAATAAAACCAATTTGACTGATACCCAATTGGCTAGTAATGTATTAACAACTATTAAAAATTATAACACAAACAATTTAGAAAAATTTGATGGTGTATTTAGATATTCTGCGTTATCATCGTTGATCGATAATACCGATCCCAGCATTGTTAGCAATATCACGACAATGTCTATGCACCAATATTTAATCCCAAATTATAACAAACCAACAAGTTATACAATAAATTTTTTAAATCCTATTTATCAAAACGAATTTAAAACTGCCGAAAACAGTTTTAGATCATCAAGAGGGTTTAGAATTTCTGGAGACAATAAGACATATTATTTTGAAGATGATGGCGACAAATATATCAGATTATTTTATTACAATGGAACGGAAAAAATATTTGTAAAAAACAATATTGGAACAATTGATTATATCAATGGAACTGTAAAGTTAAATACTATATCAATTTCATCCATAGATTTGGCAAATGATTCTGATGTAGGATTGGAAATTATTGCAGTACCAATGTCAAATGATGTTATTCCAGTTGGCAACATGATTATAAAAATAAATGATTCTGATATCAAAACTTCGGCTATTGTTGATACAATTTCATCTGGTTATAATGTGTCTGGTTCAAAATATATTTTTACAGAAAGTAGATAATGTCAACACAATATCATAATATATTAAATACAATACCTGAACATATTGTTTCCAATTATCCTTTATTCACGGATTTTATAAAGGCATATTATGAATATTTGGAACAAACTGGAAATCCTTCCGACATTATAAACAATTTATCTAAATATGCCAGCATTGATGGCACATTGGATTCATTTTTGGAATATTTCAAATTGCAATATATGAATAATATTCCAAAGGATATAATGTGTGATGAAAGATTGCTGTTGAAACATATAAAGGAGTTATACAATTCAAAGGGATCAGAAGCATCATACAGATTATTATTCAGAGCATTATACAATAAGGAAATATCTTTTTATACTCCTGGGGATAGTGTTTTACGTCCATCTGATAGCAAATGGAAACAAGATTATTCTATTTGCGTAAAAATTCAAAAAACTGTTCCATATGAATCAATCTTAACATGTTTGAATAAAAAGGTTAAAATAACTGGAACAGATGGATTGCCGGTTTATGCATTGGTTACCAATATTAGACAGTTAAAAGATTTGTCTGATTCTTTTGATGATGGTTATCATTATTTGGAATTCTTTGTTATAAATAATCTAACAACTATAGACAGAATAAAATCAATCAGTTAAGGTGGAATAGGAATGGCCCAATTATATACAAATAATGCTGTTGGATATTTGTTATCCAGTATAACCAATACATCAACAACAATTGTGTTGCAGGCTGGGCAAGGAGCATTGTTTCCAACAATTTCTAATGTGTCTGATTTTTTTATGATAACAATTTATTCCATTGTCGATGGAGTAGAATACAATCATGAAATTATAAAGGTGCAAGCTAGGTCAGGGGATTATCTGACATGTACAAGGGCACAAGAAGGAACTTTGGCCAGACCTTGGGCAGCAGGTGCTCCAGTTGAGTGCAGAATTACTGCACAATCTATGAGCACAATATCTGCCACAGCATTGTTTGCTACTCCACCAACAACCATTTCTACTACAACTTATACAATTCTGGCAACAGATATTTCTTTAATATTTACCAATGCAAATTGTACAGTTACGATGCCGACTCCTGCATCAAATCGTGGTAGATTATTGTTTTTAAGAAACAAAAACTTGTACACAGATTATGGTCCAAGTCAGGAAACATCTATTGTAAGTGCTTCGACAAATATATTAGGCATATTGGATGTAACTCCTTCAACCAATATCTTGCCAGCATCTGCTGGAAAATTTGTTATATTGCAATCAGATGGCACCAATTGGGTTGCCATTGCTGGATCATAATATATGATAGTTGATGGATCAATTTTAAACGGTTCCCCGTTAAATGGGTCTGGATTAGTACAATCCCAACAAAACAGTATATCAAATATTACTGTTGAATTTGAAAACGTATTTTCTGGTATATTATTACCAACAATTTATTCCACATCTGTTCTATATGGTGGAAGTGGTTTTTATGAAGGCGTATATTCTGATATTTCCACCAATAATGGTAAAATACTTGTAAACCAATGTAAAAACACTTCTATCGTAAACATAGAAGTTATTAGATTTGGATACAATTATTACACTCCATTTAAACAAATTTTATATCCAACATCTAAAAGATATGCAATAGCTTCAGCAATTGTGGCAAATGGTAAAATTTCATCCATTTCATTGATTGATGGCGGAAGTGGTTATACTGTTGCCCCAACTGTAAAAATAATTGGTGGTGGAGGGAAAGGCGCAAAAATAACTTGTACAGTATCTGGTGGGGCAGTAACTGCCATAACTTTGGTTCACGATGGTAACTTTTATACATCCAATCCAGTTATAATATTTGATGCAGATGTTGCAGTGATTGAGTATTCTATTGGAAACATTAGAAAATATCCTGGTTACTATGATGATTCAAATAGTTTGGTTTCCGATGAAAGTTTTATACAAGATGGATTTTATTATCAGACATATTCATATGAAATAGAAGTGGATGAATTGTTTAACAAATATAAAAATATAGTTAAACAACTTTTACATCCATCGGGATATAATATGTTTGGCGCAATCGCCAAATTTGATATACAGATTATTACTTCTATTGCAAATATACTCAGTCTACAAGTTGACCAATTTCCTATTGATCAAATTTTTATATCAGATAATGATCCACAAGCATTTAAGAAATATTTTTATAAAGTTTTAATAGATCAAATTGATTCATTATCTGACAGTATGTTCTATAGTCTTCTAAAATTGCTTGAAGATAGTACATCAATTGAAGATGATGTGTTCATAAGTAGGTTATTAACCTTTGCCCATTCTGTATCAGTAACTGATCAATTGGCAAAACAAGTTGATAAAATATTTAATGATTCTACTTCTTCAATAACTGATTCAATAAACCGTCAACAAAATTTTAAATCTGTTATATTATTTGATTCGATTATTGCAACAAATGTTTCCATGTCTGAATCATATGGCACAACTGGCAACATAGATTATTTTGCCGAAGACTATTTACAAGATATTGATGCATTTGTATCAACCATACAATAAATAATACACAAATAATTAGGGGAACCAATGAACAATTTTGAAACAACGTTTAAAGTATCTGGTGTAGTAGATATTACCGTATTTGATGAATATGGTAATATAAAAGATACCAGACATATTACAAATAAAGTGGTAACATCTGGATCAGATTTCATTGCAAATCGTATGAAAGATGCAACAATTCCAGCTATGTCATTTATGGCTGTTGGCAATGCCTCTACTGCGCCAGTTGCTGGCGATGTATGGGCACAAACAAATGGTGCAGCAGTTGGAAGCACAACTGGTATCACTGGTGGCAATACTGCATCAATATCGCCGCCACCAATTATTGGCACATCTGGTATTAGTTATACTATTCAATATCAGGCAACATTTGCTGCTGGTGTCGGCACAGGTACTTTGCAAGAAGCTGGATTATTTAACACAAATACTTTGCCAGTATCTGGCACAGGAAAAATGTTAGCAAGAGCAGCATTTAACCCAGTATCAAAATCTTCTACAGATGCAATGGCCATTACTTGGACAATTACTATAGCAGTTACATCATAATATGTCAACATCTTCTGCAACATCTTTATCACATACCATTATTGCAAAAACTGTATATAATGAAATAATTTCTGGAAGAGATACTTATTACTATTTCTTTGGTAGAAATCTACCATTTAGTAATAATGGTATTGAAAACATTGCAGGAAATTTGAATTATGAGAATGAAACTCGTAAAAATATGGTGTTATTTAAAAAAGTTAATTCAAGCGATATTGCGCATTGCGCAAAAAGGATTAATTGGGTAAATGGTACTGTATATGATATGTACGACGATTCGTACCATGGTGGAGAGATAACAACAATATCTGTAACAAATGGTGGATCAAATTATTCAGATGCCGCAAAAATTGTTATAGAATCTCCAATAAATGGTAACGATGCCGTTGCAGTGCCAGTTATAGTAAATGGGGAAATTGTTAGTGTAAATATTATTTCTGTTGGTTATGGGTTTACCCATGCGCCATTGGTTACAATTGTTGATACAACTGGTTCTGGTGCAACATTTTCGTCGGTTATATCCGACACACATTTGGCATATTCTGGCGCAAATTCATTAGATACAGCAAATTTTTATGTTTTAACTGATGAGTACAAAGTATATAAATGTATTGGCAATAATGGAGATTCTCCATCTACTACAATGCCAATTCATACATCTGCTGATCCATATATAACAATAGATGGATATATATGGAAATTTATGTACAGTATTCCAAATACTTTACAAAATAAATGGCTAACATCTGCATATATGCCTGTTACCACAGAATTGACTAATTCATATTATTCAAATGGTGGTATAGATAATGTTACAATTGTTGCTCCTGGAAGTGGTTACACAAAGGGAACTGCCACAAAATTGGCGCTAATTGGTGATGGGTTTGGTGTATCATTGAATCCATATGTCGCGAATGGATCGATTATATCAGTAGATGTTGCAAATGGTGGAACTGGTGTCAATGTTTCTACCACAAAAATAGTTAAATCTGTTTCAATTGTTGCAAATGTTGCAACAATTGAAACATATGATGCTCACAAATTGGTTGTTGGTACATCTATCACAATTCCAAGTGGGGCATATAGTGGCACGTATGTTGTATCAGATGTAACTTCAAATAATGTATTTAAGGCACCAATTGTAACAGGAAATGTGACAGATGATTTTGGATATATCCAATTTGTAACACCAACTAATACAGCAAAGACTATTACATCTATTGTTAGAGATAATAATATAGTAACAGTAACCACATCTGTTGCACATGGATTTGAACTTGGTATAATAGCAACAATTTCTGGTATAACTCCTGGCGGAGCAAGCACTGATTTAAATGGATCGTTCATAATCGAACAAATAGTTAGCACAACAGTATTCAGATTTGCTCTATCTGGGGATAATTGTTCATATTCTACCGGATCAGTAATATTCAATAAAGTTGGAATATCTTCTGCATCTCTATCTAGCAATGTTGTAACAATTACTTGCCCAACTCCACACAAACGAGTTATTGGCAACCAAGTTACTATTTTTTCTAATAATACCGCAATAGGTCAAAATGTTACTGCAACAGTTACTGCTATTTCTGGGGAATACACATTCACATATGCCAAAACTGCAGCAAATACAACACGAATTTCTCATACCGTAACATATCCAACTGCTATAAAAGTTATTGGTAATGGAATAGGAAAATTTCCACCAAATTCTGTGGCAAAAGTTGCCCCAGGCATTTTAACCAATAGTATACAATATGTTGGAGTTGTTGACCCAGGTGTTGGGTACTCTAGTGGAAATAGTGTTAGCATAAGTGTATCTGGTGATGGTTCTGGTGCAAGTTTGGATGCAGTTGTGTCTCAGTCAGGACAATTAGATTCAATTATTATAAACAATCCTGGTACTGGGTATACATATACAAACATATCTGTTTCAGATTCTGGCTCCGGCACAGGAGCAAAATTGGTTGCAACTACGTCTAAAGGTAATATTGACACATTACAATATTTGGTGGAAATTCAGGCAATAGATGGCGCAATTTATTCGATAAAAATGTTAACTAGTGGAAGTGGATATCT